CCGGTGAACGTCGGCGATGCGAGTGGTGCATAGGTCGAGCTCGCCGTCGCGCTCTTCAGATACCCCTGACCGACGACATACGCCGTCGTAGCGAGCTGAGTGGTGTTCGTATCAACGGCTGCCGTCGGAGCGGCGGGTACACCAGTGAACGTCGGGGACGCGAGCGGTGCGCGTGTCGTATCGGTCGGATGAACGTGATCCGCACGCGCAAACTTCAACGACGTACCCACGGCTGCCGTGCCGTTCGCCGTTGGAGTTGTTGATCCAGCCTGGCCAACCACATAAGCGGTCGTCGCTACCTGCGTCGTATTGGTGTCCGCAACGGCTGTCGGTGCAGCGGGCACCCCGGTGAACGTCGGGGATGCGAGCGGTGCAGCACCGGACACGTCGGCAACCGCCAGGGTAACCGCACCGGTCCTCCCAGCGACTGACGTGACGTTTGCGGAAAGCGACAACGCGCTGAAGGTCAGGCCGGAGCCGACGGAGATCTCCTCCGTCGCTCCAACGCCAGCAGTCGTGCGCCCAAGCAAACGGTTCGTTGCCTGCGTCAGAACGTGTTCAGCGTTCCAATCGGAAGGCTGAACCAGGCCGGTATCGGCCCCATCCGCCTTCGCAGAGGTCTTCGAGTGCTTGAGCGATACAGCCATTATTACGCCACCGTGAGTAGTCCGTTGACCTGGTCGAAGTCAGCGGTAAGGGTTTCTGCACTGTTCAGCGTGATCGAGGAACCGTAGTCCCACCACGCGATGAGCGGCTTGGCCGGGGTCGTCGGGCTGTCGTTGTAGAGGACAGCATAACGGAACGGACCAATCGCACCGCCCGAAGCCGTGAACACGACGTCCGACGTCACGGTTACCTTCGCCGTACCAGCGCTCGCCGAGGTCGTGATCGTGACCGTCGCGCCGCCAGCCGTGTAGCCGTTGCCCGCCGTAATTTCAGTGATGTTAGCCTTCACCGTGTTGGTGTTCACCGGAGCGGTGTTCGTCAGCATCAGTTTGAAGGTGTGAGCGTCGAAGTCATGGACCCCGTCGATCAAATCCTTCGTGAACTGAAGGAACTTATTGTATGCAGCCATTGCAGTTACTCCTTCCTTGTCCCGCAGTCAGCGGGGTTAATACCGCGCCTTCCTGCGAGCGAAGGTTTGCGGAAATCTCCAATTCTGGCCGCGATAGACGTTCCCGTGGATCGCCTCAACGCCAGCTTTATTGGTGGCCTGCACGAACCGGCGCATGTGGTACTGCGCCATCTGCGGCTGCGAATAGGGCTTGGCGATCTGGCTCATCATGCGGCCCAGCACCCCATCCAGGATGTCGTTGCCGTACTTGTTCAGGAACCAGTCGGGGAACTCGGGATAGCCCTCACGGTCCACCGGGTCGGTGATCGTGAGCGCCACAGTCACCGTGTAGGTGTCTTCCTGGCTCGGGAGGTTGAGCAGTTCGATGGTGCCAGGCACAGGCATCGTCGCTGCAACCGACACACCGCTCGAGGTCTCGACCGAGTAGAGGCGGTTCATGGACGATGGTGTGGTCGAGACGATCTCGTAGGACTTGCGCGTGGGGATCACACGCATCGGGATCTTTTCTGTCCAGCAGTTCGAGCCTTGGAAAAACTCGTTCATGACCGAGAAGAGCTCGAGCTGGATTATGCCATCGAGGGCACCCGGCAGCCTGATCCTTAGTTGGTCCATGAGGCGGTTGAAGTCTGCGTTTGCCATTTAGACCTCACGCCGAAACGGTCTGGAGCTGCGCGATGAACTTCGCCATGAAGCTCGCTGCGCGGGCATCTTGGGTGTTCTCGTCGTCGCGAAGCTGGGCTTGGCCGACCATGAAATACAGGAACGCCATCCGATACTGGGGATCGACGTCGACGGCGGCGGCGAGGTTACTCGTGGAGTAACTCGGCAGCGTCGAGCGGAACCGGGCAAGCATCAGATCGGGGCGAAGGCGGCGCACTTCGAGGAACGCGAAGTTGAGCGCATCCACGAGGTCAGCCGTGGGATAGCGGTAAGGCTCCGCCTCATCCAGGAGGAGGCGTCGGGCCGAGACGACGTAATCGTTGACGGTATCCAGCGCCATGGGAGCTCCGCGAGAAAGAAGAGGCTCCCCCCGGCTAACCGATAACCGGGAGGAGCTTCAGGCTTACGCCTTAGTGATGATCGCCTGAGCGAGTGCCGTACCGTCGACGACCTTGTAGCCGTACACCTGGAGGCCACGGAGGATGTTCGAGAACGAACGCTCGGAGCGGATCGTCTCAACCTTCGTGAACTGCGAGGCGAACGTGAGGCCGTGAGCGTGACCCGCGTACATGGCGTATTCGCCAGCAGCGAGACCACCAGCCACGCCAGCCGGGAGCAGGTTGGAGGTATAGATCGTGAAACGATCAACCTGGCCAATCTTGCCGTTGCGCAGCGGGGTGACCGCGTCGCCCGTCAGGTAAGCCTGGCGGAGTTCCGAACGCTTGATGAGGTTCGCAGCCCACACCGGCATGACGAGCCAGCGGCCCGCTTCCGGGATGTTCTGCTCATCGAGGGCCTGGCCGAGGCGCAGGACCGCGTCGAGAACTTCCACAGCGCCACCAGACGTGCCGCTTGCCGAGAGAGCGAGCGGAGTGGTCGTGACACCGAGGTTGATCGCGCCGGAGATCTTACCGGCAGTCGCACCACGGTTGAAGCTGTTCGCCTGACCGAGAACGCCTTTGAGGACGTCCGTGTCGACCGTGATCTTGAACTGCTGCGAGGCGTCGTCAGCCCACATCGACATGATGTTGAGGTCCGACTGGATCTCCATCACGTCGTCCAGCGCGAGGGCGAAGTACTTGCCCTTGTCGATGGCGAGTTCGAGGACGTTGCCCGTCGGGCGCTCGATGACGAGATCGCCGTCGAGGACGTAGTCCTTGATCGTGACCGTCGGCTTCGTGCGGATCTTGACCTTGTCGCCCTGGTTGCGGATCTCACCTTCGTAGTCGGTGTTCGAGATCGCGCTCAGAACGGTGTTGGCGTAGAACTTTTCGACGAGCTTGCCCGACCAGATTTCAGGAACGAAACCAGTCGAATAGAAAGCGCCGGAGCTGGTCGTACCAGCGGGCCAGATCGGGGGAGTGGTGCCTGCACCACCAGAAGTAATAGCCATGGAATTGGCTCCTCAGAGAAGGTTACCTGATGCGCCCTTCCCGTTCAGCGGAGAAGATTTGAGCCTCTAGCCGGTCTCTCTCCGCCTCCCGTCCCTTGAACTTCCCTGCGGTAGCATCCGCATAGAACTTCGCGATTTGGGCGCGCGTGAAGATGGGCTTCTCAGCGGGAGCGGTCGTCGCTGCCGCAGACTTGGCTCTGCCAGGTGCCGCAAGTTTATCGAGAGACATCTTGGCGGGAGGTTCGCTCCGGCCCGTCTCCCCACCTGCGGGGGCCAAGGCAGCCTCTTCAGCGAGGAAGCCTGTAAAGAACGCTGCTACTCGAGGGGCGTCGTTCCGCTCATAAGCAGCCTTCAATAGTTCATGTCTAATAGCACCAGAATAAGTGTCTGGCAACTGTAACCATTGCAGAAACCCTTCCTCGCGGTTGATGTCCCGCCAATTCGGGATTTTACCGTCGAGTTGGTCCAGCATCTGCTGCCGCGCATCCTGCGCAATCTTGCCGCCGACGCCTTCCAACTGCCCCTCTAGTTGGGCAATCTTGGCCTCATACTTCTTGATGATCGGCAGCAGCTCTTCCTTGGCCTTCTTACCGACGACCTTCA